GTACTGAACCTGGATTTTGTGTATCAAATTTGCAACGATAGATCGTAAACATCAAATCTTGATCTTGCGCTGCAGTCCAAGTTGTCGCATTTTGAGACTTAAATAGCGAACCAAGATATGGTTGCTCAGAAATTGTTCTAGCAGTTCCTGGCATTAGATCGCCGATCTGAGAAATCCAAACTTTATAATTATTTGAATCTGATGCTAGAACGATACAGTACTCAGTATTTTCTTCAACATATACTGGGGATGGGAAAACGAAAGATGTTGGTGTATCATATTTTGCTACGTTTGTTCCATCCAGATTTACTGTATTAGTTGAAATATTAACTTGTTCTGGATTTAACTTAATACGAGAGAATGGTAGAACTCGTTTTCCTGGATATCCATTGACCATTTCTCTAATTTCTAGAGTTACAGGGATGGCTGAATCTTTTGTTGCAAAGAAAATGTCAACTTTAGATAAGAAACATCCACCTCTTTGCTCAATTAAGAATGACTGAGCAAGTGGATCCCACCAACCAGTATCAGAAACAATTCTGTCTGTAGTTTGAGTGATAACTCTATTCTCAACAACACGCTCTTCAACAATCTCTGCGTTTCTAACAGCATTAACTGTCTGTTGTCTTGTTTCAAGAACACCTTCTGCACGATAGTTTGCACGACCACGAGAAGTGAATTCTCCATCTGCAGTAGTAGCGTCAATCAACTTAAATTCTCTTGTTCCGCAACGGAATCTGATAGAATCTGTGTTTGGAATATTAAACAATAACTGAATATCACCACTAAAGTTTGTGATTAAATTATCACCAGTAGATGAAGTTGTTACAGTTGATACTGTTCCTGTAGCTGAAGAAACAGAACCAGTAATAGTTTCAGTTGCACTAAATGTTCCGACAACATTTAAAACAAATAGTGAATATGTATCAGTATCTGGATTGTATTCTTTTCCAACAAGAACACCAGTTGCTCCAGATGTAGAACCAGTGATGATATCACCACGATTTAAACAAACTTGTGTATCACCATCTACTCTTCTAGCTGCAGCTGATGCAAGACCACCTACATTAGTATCTGTATCAAATGCGCTGTGTTGTGCATATTTTAGTGCAGAAGTAGCACCTGTTGGAGTATAAACAATTTTAGTAGCTGGGGTGCAATAGCTGCTTATAGAAATGTCATCAAAATATGGGTAGAATCTTGTATTTGGTTTTAGACCACGAACCTGAACTAAAACATTACGACTACGGATATATGGAATAGCTGCAGTTGATAATACACGATCATTAACGATTTGTCTATCTATTTTAGCGACAACAGTTGACTTCACGCCAGTTCTTTGCTGACCAACTTGTGTTGCAGTAGTTTCTGCAGTAATTTGACGAGCATTACCCCAAGAGGTAATACCAAAACGCTGTTGAACTTCTGCTTGAGATAAACGAACATCGCCAAATCCTGATGCCCAGTTACCACCAAATGTATAAACAACACGCCCACTATTTACTGGAGTGCCAGACCATTGAGTCTGCCATGCATTCCAAACTGTACCAAGAACACCTGCTTTTTCAGCCATGTTCTTAATAGAGTCAAAATTACCTTCTACATTATTAACGATATCTGGACGACGATCGACTTCAAACCAATCATCAGAAGACGGATTTAGTTTAACATCACCTAAGAAAGTAAAAACTGCAAAAGGATTAATATTTTCTAATCTAGACGCATACTGTTGTTCAATAAGTTTAACATCTTCTAAAACTGGAAGAGTTATAACATCGCCATATAACTTGTAGTTAGATGCAGCACGTTGGGTATTATTAGAATTTTTTTCTAGCAGATTAATATTCTGCATAGCATAGAATGGTCTTAGCTCTGCAGATTCCATATCAATAGAACAGATATAATCTGGAGAAGATGTATCTCCAGTGTTATGTCCTTGGAAACTGTCTACAATAAAACCATTTTTAAATCTAGTATCACCATTAGTATCAATAATATCTAAAGATTCAGTTTGCTGTTCTAAAAGAGAAAGAGATGTATAATATTCTAGATTATCAATACGCTTTTCTAACTTTCCAATATCACGCATTGTATAACGCTTATTGTCTAGTCTATTAACTTGAACATTATTGCTTAGTGTACCAAAAGTGTATGGTTCTAAAGTTAAATTGTATAAAACTATACCAAGTTCTGGATCTTGTGGTTCTCCTGGATTTAAAGAAGCAACACCATCGATAGAGAAGAAATTACCAGAAAAGTCCATAGCAAGTTTAACTTTTCTTGGGAGATAGTATGTAAAGTCGGCACTTACGTCTATACCTCTCTTTGGAACTAAAGAAACAGAAGCACCTGTTCCAGAGAAAGATGTGCCAGCGTCATCAATTCTAGGTCTAAAATCGATACAATCTCTTAATGAAACATTTTGGAAATATGGAATAGCCTTGTAATCAATATTTGCAGGATATGAGTTTACTGTAAAATAGTCACCAGTAGAATGAGTGAAGTAATCAAACGTAATTTCGATAGGTGCTTCTGGTGGTGCAAAAGAATTCTTTAAGATCAATCTTGATTGATCATAGTGAGTATCTCTTTGTCCATTATCGAAATCATATCTTTCGCTAATATCGATAGAATATGTTGCACCTGGAGATGCAAATGTTCCAGATTTCATTTTAATAGAAACTATTCTATATGCATCAGATTTACCAAGCATTAGAACTGAATTTTGTGCAGTCGCTTTAGTTGTGAATGCAACAGTTGCTGCAGAAACTAAAGTTTTTGTTTTTTCTGTTAGAACAGAACCACTCTTATTAACTGCAGCAATAACTTTAACTGCTCTGCCATTTAATCCTGTTGATACATTAATAACACAACCAGATCCAGATGGAACGATGCTAGATGGATTAATAATTGCACCACCGCTAGTTGCATCATAATCAATAACAACATAGTTATCAGTTTCTGCTGCAGAAGCAAATGTTCCAGAAGCAGTAGAGATAGAAATCTGTCCAGATGTTACGCTACCTGTAAATGTCTCATATACAGTGTAGATAGTATCATTTGTTAGAAGGGAAGAACGAACATCTTTAATTGCGTAGTATGGTAACTGGAATACCAATGGGCTATTTTGTGGCTCTAAGATATCTGTAGAAATTCTATCTACAGTAACACCACTAATATTAACCGCAGTATTAACAGTGATGCTAGTTTGAGAAGCAATGCTCTCTACACGTCTGATATTACCACCAATAGAGATATAATCACCAACAATTAAATCTGTTTGGAAAGATGTGCCAGATCCAACAATTGTTGTTGATGAAGTAGGTGATGCAATACTTCCAGAGAAAACAGAACCAACCAATCTTGTATTAACAGGAGAGATATCTGCAGTGAAGTTAATATTTGAATCACTTCTATTAAAATAGACAGACTTAACTTTTCTGTTAAAGTCGTAATTATTATTTAATTTAATATCAAACAAACCAAGTTTATAAATGGCTGTTTGAGTACCAATTGTGCCATTATCCCACTCTAAGAATCTAACTCTTGCAGTACCAACAATAGTAGAACTTGTTGGGGCAACACCGACAGATGATGTAACTTTGTCATATAGTGTCACTTCTGAGAAAGAATCAACTGGTGGTAGACCATTAATGTTTGTGACTAAAACATAATTTCCTACAGTTGTTGGAATAATTCCATTATCAACTTGGACATAATCTCTTGCTTTTTCTATTGGAAGATATTCAGTAGCAATTTTTTCAAGTTCAAAACCTTGAATATATGCTTTTCCTGGTTCTAATCCAACAGCTAGTTTTGCTTCTGCTGCTTGCTGTGTGGCTAAATTATCACCAATTTCTGGAGAGTAAATACCACGATTATAGTATGGAGTTAAATTGTATTCCCACTGAACGCCAGTATTGCCTGGACCATCATATACTGAACCAGCAGTATGTGTTGGTGGAGTGCTTGAAGAAGATGTTCCAGAGTTTTTTGCAACGTATGTACTACCAGAATTAGTAACTACGTCTCCAATTAAATAAACTCTACCTGATGCCCACGCACCACGATTATTATTTCTATATTCACGAACATCAATCTCAAATGGCTTTACAGTATAATTACCAGACTCATCATAAGTGCGACGTGCAAGAGTCTGCTCTAGAACAGAATATTCTGTTCTTTTAGTATCTTTTTGGATTTTACCTGCATTAATTCTTACTAATTCAATAAAATCTGTATCATTAACATTTGATGTAGTTAATTTGGTTAGAGTAGCTTCGATATAATAACGATGTGCACCAGGTGCAGCAAAGTTAAATGTGTTTTGTGCATTATCAAATAATGAAGCATCATCTTCTGGAGTGATAATTTTTTCAGTAGCAGTCAAACCAATTCTATATGATGGATTGCTAGAATATTTGTCAAGAACAATGCTTTGGTTTTCAACTAAAACAAAATGCTCTTTTAAATAGAAAATACCTTGTGTAATAGTAGCAATAGAACCATCTCCACAGGCAGAAGATGCCGCAGCCTGGACGCTAGAAATAGATGGTTGATCTACAATACGAAGAACATCAGAATCAGAATATTGTTTAGTTTCACTGTCATCACCAGAGTTAATATAACGAACAAATAATGTCGGTGCGTCTGAACCTTCTGCTTTTGAATAAAAAATTACTTTTGCACGTAATCCTTGTGTTGTGTCATCTGGAGCATTAGTGATAATCTTATCAACATATGATTCAAGGATTGTATCAGCCAATACAGAGTTATATGAGCTCTCAAGTTTGATATATTTAATTTTAGTATCAACAGATATCTGTCCTGGAACAACCATTGCACCTTCTTTAAATACATGGTCACCAAAACGAGAAATTTGATTCTGCAGAATAGTCTGCATTTGTGTGAGTTCTCTAGCCTGAACAGCATAACCTGGACGATATAAAATTCTATAGAATTTTTTAGATTCAGAAAAATCGTCGTAATATGGTTCAGTATTAAAGTTAATTGCCATTGTTTTTTCTCTTTACTCTTAACTTAGAATTTTATAACAGTTCTTAATGTAACAGTCTCTGCACCAGAAGGGGTGAAACCACCTTTGTTATCTATAAACATCATCTGTCCAGAATATTTATCTACGTTTGGATAACCAACTGTTGCTACTGTAAATGATTGCAGATCTGAATTTAAAAATGTATCATTTACTTGTGGGACATCATTATCTAAAGATTGTAATAATACTGCTGTTGCGGTTGATGTAACAACTCTATACATTTTTTCTACAGTAGTTGTAGTATTTTCTTCACCCGATGTCACATTAACAGTTCTGTTCACAAATACGCTACTATCTTTTGGGAAATCCGTAGGATCAATACTAGTTGCAAGAACAAAACAAGCTGATCCTAAAATGTTATTATAGAAAGAAGTGCTATTGTATGCTCTTGGGTTTTTGATAATTCCAACTTGACGATAGTCGTTGTTAATTTCTAAACCTTGATTCAGGTCAGTAGATACATTACCATAAAACATTAATGTTCTAGCAAAAAGTTCGTCTGGCGCATTCTTTCCATGACCACCATATGGAGAGATAATAGCCCTTGCGGAAGCAGCATGTCCACTACCAGTAATAGTGATATTGGCGTATGTATATCCACTTCCTCTGTTTATAATATTTATCTTTGATATGCTACCTGTAACTGGATCAATATCTGCAGTTGCTCTAGCATTA